AGCGTTGAGGTTATGCAGCTTATTTGGACTTTGGCTTGTTTGAACGGCATGCAAAGCCAACGAAAAAGCCGCCATACCCACGTTACCAGCGCCCGGGGTACTGAGGATTGGTCTTTACTCACAAGCGAAGCTAAGGATGCGGATAACCACGCGCTGCAGTTGAAATTGCGCGATGTTGTCGCCGGGTACACTAGCCGCGATAGTTTCGACGAGGCCCTCGAAAAATTCCGAATCGCGCATAGTGATATTGTCGAGAATGGTTTAGCGAACCCGACCGCCGTAGTTGATAGCGTCGTTAAAGTGTTAAGCCTGCCGAAAAAATCCAGCGGCGACATTCTCGCCGGCTTGATGCAAACCATTCAGCAGCCGGGGTACACCAACAAGCCGATCTCGCGCGCGACGATTGTTAACGCGGTAACCGCAGTCGCTCATACTGTCCCGGCGGATAACGTCGATGAATGGTACGGGAACGGCCGCGCCGTTTTGGACTTGCCTGCTAACCAGTGGGAAACGATTGCACGCGCTGCGTAGATCTATCCACCTACCAACACAAGGCCCCATTCCGGGGCCTTTTTTTTGTCTGCGTCAACTCTTATACTCCCAGCAACGCCCCATACCGGGGCGCACTAAAAGGACAACGAAAATGGATTTATTAAAACGAAAATGGGGCGGCGAATATAAGCATTGCCGCAACCTTGGCCTGCAATCAATCGCTACGAAATACCTTGCGCCGACTAATACAAAAGGAGCGCGAGTCAAAGCCGTTGCTTGTGGCGGCGAATCCATAACCGAATCTTGGGATTATGCCGACGACTCAAAAATTAACCACGATCGAGCCGCCCTTCTCTTAGTGCAAAAATTAGGATGGTTGGACGGTTCGCCATTAAAGCTTCACGGCGGGTCAACGCCGACCGGTTACGTTTACGTTTTAGCGAATTGGGGGGCGTAATGGATTTATTAAAAACCGCAACCCCTGAACAATCGACCGCATTAGTTCGCATTTTCGAGCGGCACGTTCGCGATAGTGAGCACGGCGACTTTAAAAACGTTGGTTTTATGGATTGGATCAAGCGAGACGTTATCCAGCTTGAATATCTTGATAATTGTCTACTGGCGACCGTGCCCGGGATGACGATCGGCATAGAAATTGACGGCTATTCTCATACGTAAAAGGAATACGAAAATATGAAAATCCAATTACTGAAATTAGTACCGGCAGGCGAATTCGTAAAAAGAAAACCTGACGCCAAAAAAACCTACGTGCGCGGCGAGTATGATCGGCGCTATAAAAAATACCGATTAGACGATTGGGACGACATTAGCCGCGATATCATGCTGCCCGGCAACACGCCTGTATATGTCGGTTTTGATTTCTAATCGATCGCCCTGGTGGATTCGGCCCGCATGTAGCGGGCCTTTTTTTTGCCTCTTATTTACCGGTTAAACAGGCCCCGGCCTGCCTTCCCCGGGCGGCCTGATTCGTACGAGGCCCCGCGGTGCGTGACCCATGCCAACCGCTGCAGTCCCAAAAGTCGCAGCAATTGGCCCGCGATCCGCGCGCAGCGTGCAATTCTGCGGGGTTAGGCCCCGCGATCCGTCTGTAATCGAACTGTCCGCGCCGGTTTGCTGCAGAAAACGCGCCCGCAGCGGTCGTCATTTTGCCGTGATCCACGGCCCGCGCCCCGTGGACGTTTGTTTTTTTAAAACGTGGAAGTGATTTTTTGCCGCTTTTTAACTTCCAAGGCCCGCGAACATTGGCCCGCGCCCCGCGAAGCATGGACGCCGGCTCCGGTTCCTTGTTCGGGTCCCCCAGCCAATCGAGGCTAACAACAATGCACAGCGATCGACGCCCCGGCGATTCCAACGCGGTCGTTAGCAAAAAAATACAAAGCGTGTAAGTGTGCAGGTTTCACGCAAACAATACGGAGTAAAAACAAACCAAGGTCCGTGAGCCTTTAACTGTGATAAAAAAGTGCTATATTTGCGTCCCAAGTCAGCTTGGTATGAGATTTGGCGCATGGCTAAAGAAGCAGGAAAGGTAGAGACGCGGGGTCGTCCGCGAGTATCTGAGAATACGCGTTTGACCGGCAAGCAGATTAAGTTTGTCGAGTTGGTTGCGACGCGAGAGGGGCAGGATACGCTCCGTAATCTGGCTGCAGAGGCTGGGTTTAGTGTGAAGGGTGCGCACACCCGTGCGTATGAGATGTTAAATCCGAACAAATCGCCGCATATTGTGAAGGCGTTACGTGAGCGACGGCGCGAGTTAGCTGAGAAGTATGAGGTGACGTATGCGCGTCACATACGAGATTTGCAACACATACGTGATACGGCTTTGGAAGCCGGTGCGTACAGTGCTGCGGTACAGGCTGAGAAGGCGCGGGGCTTGGCCCAAGGTGATATATACGTCAACAAGAGTGAGATTCGGCATGGGTCGATAGACCAGATGTCGAAGGAAGAGGTTGTGAAGGCGCTGAATGAGTTGAAGGCTCAGTTGGGTGAGAAGGTGATTGATGTCGAAGCGGACGGAGTCGAACTTCTGGAAGGCGCTCAAGGCTAACGTTGAGAAGCTGGACGCGGACGTTGTACTGACGCGTATTGAAAACAGCCAGACGCCGGGCATACCGGATTTATTGTTGATGGACCGTAAGAAGCGGTTGCATTTGCTTGAGTTGAAGGTTGCGAAGGGCAACCAGGTGAATCTTTCCCCGTTTCAGGTGAGTTTCGCGGTTCGGCACAAGGGCAGTAATTGTTGGGTATTGGTTCAGCGGTGGCGTCCTGCGGACTCGAAGCCGGAGTGTTTGTTGTATTCTTCGGATCAGGTTATGGAGGTTTCAGCGAATGGTATGCATCGTACGGTGCCTTGTTTGACTTTCCCTTGCTCTGGCGGGTATGGCCCGTTGGTTGAGTATTTGAGTGGGGCCCCCTGTGAGCCTTAGCTTAGATTCTACGACGGACGTTCAAAAATTACGTTTGGAGTTGCGTTTGAAGCAGCTTGAGCGTGTTGAATCCTGCCAAAATAATTTTTTACCGTTTGTAAATTCTATGTGGCCCCAGTTTATTGCGGGTCGTCACCATCATTTGATTGCTGAAAAGCTTGAGCAGATTGCCAGTGGTGAGTTGAAGCGGCTGATAATTAACATGCCGCCGCGTCATACGAAGAGTGAGTTTGCGTCGTTTTTGTTTCCGGCGTGGATGATTGGGCGTAACCCCTCGATGAAGATCATACAGGCGACGCACACGACTGAGCTTGCTGTGAATTTTGGTAGGAAAGTCAAGAACTTACTGGAGCAGGACGATTATCAGGAGATTTTTGATAATACTGTTTTGTCTGCGGACAGTAAGGCGTCGGGGCGCTGGGACACGAAATCCGGTGGTATGTATTACGCGGTGGGTGTTGGTTCGAACCTAGCGGGCCGTGGTGGTGACTTGATTATTATTGACGATCCGCACTCGGAGCAGACAGCGATGTCGGCGAGCGGGTTTGAGAACGCGTGGGAGTGGTACACGGCGGGACCTCGCCAGCGTTTGCAGCCGGGTGGCGCTATTGTACTGGTGCAGACGCGCTGGTCTGAGAAAGACATGACGGGTAATTTGATTCGTCAAATGACACGGGACCCCCATGCAGATCAGTGGGAAATTGTGGAGCTTCCGGCCATTTTGCCGTCTGGAGAGCCTACTTGGCCTGAGTTTTGGAAAAAAGAGGAGTTGGAGTCTGTAAAGGCGTCGATTCCGCCGTATCAGTGGAACGCTCAGTACCAGCAGGCACCGACGTCTGAGACGTTAGCGATATTGAAGCGTGAGTGGTGGAAAGTCTGGGAAGGCACCAACATCCCGAACTTGCAGTACGTGATTCAAAGTTATGACACCGCGTTTTCAAAGCGGGAGACTGCGGACTACAGTGCGATTACTACGTGGGGGGTATTTTACCCGGAGGAGGCTGGGGGCCCCGCGAACCTTATACTGCTTGATGCGAAGAAGGGCAGATGGGATTTTCCGGAGTTGAAAGAGATTGCTTTGGAGCAGTACAAGTATTGGGAGCCTGAGACGGTAATTGTTGAGGCAAAAGCTACGGGGACCCCTTTGACCCATGAGCTCAGGCAGGTTGGCATACCGGTTGTTAATTTCACACCTAGTCGTGGAAATGACAAGTTATCAAGAGTACATTCTATTTCTCCGTTGTTTGAAGCGGGGATGATCTGGGCTCCTGATGAGA